TTAGACAAAAAAGACGCGTAGGCATGGGTGATCGTACACCGAAGGCAGAATCGGTTATTGACGAAGAAAAAAAAGCAAAACGAGATGCATGTTACCACAAAGTAAAAGCTAGATACGCTGTGTGGCCATCTGCATATGGGTCTTTAGCATTATCAAAATGTCGCAGTGTAGGCGCAGCCAATTGGGGAAATAAAACAAAGGAATCTATGGAAGAAATGTCAATATGCAATGAATGTGCAATTGCAATGTTAGAAGACATCAAAGCTGGTAAACATGTAATTACAGAAGCTGAATATCAAGGACGTACGGTGCAATTAGGCAAACCAATGCGTGGGGATGTTCGCAAGTATAAAGTTTATGTAAAAAATTCTAAAGGACGAGTTGTAAAGGTTAACTTTGGCGATCCTAATATGGAAATAAAACGAGATAATCCAAAGCGACGAAAATCGTTTAGAGCAAGACATAAATGTAGTACAGCAAAAGATCGCACTAGCGCTAGATATTGGTCATGTAGAATGTGGTCATCAACGCCTGTTTCTAAAATTGTATAATGGCAATCGTATATCAACATATTAATATGATAACTAAAAAAAGTTATATCGGATGGACTTCTAATTCCATGGAAGCTCGTTGGCAACAACATGTACAGGAATCAATTAAAAAAATAATAAATACAAAATTTCAAAATGCTTTGAGAAAGTATGGCGTGGATTGCTGGGAACATAAAATTTTATTTGAATGTAAATCAAATTCTGATGCAAAAATAAAAGAAATTGAAATGATTGATTTATATGATACTTACAATACAGGATATAATTCAACTAAAGGCGGCGATGGTAACAATTGTATTCGTATGTCAGCTGAATCTAATCTGAAACGAAGTTTATCAGCTAAAGGCAAACCAAAAACTTATAATAGGATGTTAGGAAAAACTCATTCACTAGAAACAAAAAAGAAAATCAGCCAAGCTCATAAAAATAAGAAAAAACCATGGGTAAAATGGTCGCCGGAACAAATACGAACCAGATCATTAAAACGACGTTCTTTAACTGAATATCAATTTATAATGATTAAACAACTTAAGGAACAAAATTTGTCTTTAAAGGAAATTTCAAAACAACTTAATGTTTCATATGATGTAGTAAAAAAATGGCATACTATTGAAAAATGGTAATTTGATTTTTTAAAACATTTTCATATATTTATTTGTATGGAAAAGATAGAATTAACTATGCAAGAAATATGGCAAGCAACACGCCCGGTAATTCAAAAGAATCGCAAGAAGTATACTAGGAAATCAAAGCATAAAAATCAAAATATTAGTGCAGACTATTAAAAAAATTATCAAATAGGTTGGATTTCGGCTCTTTATTTCATATAATATAGAAAAATAAAAGAGCTATGAAAAAAACAAAATCAATTGGCGTAGTTAAGTACACGCAAGACGGAAAAGCTTTCATTTCCGAATTAGGAACTGGTAATGACATTACTTCATTGTTCCGATCCATTATGGTGCAACATGCAGTAGACAACAATGAAGCATTAATATTTGATCATGAAACGGGTCGTGCTAAAAGAATTGGATTAGACCAAATTAATCAAGAAGAAGTAATACTAACCTCAGACCCTCAACCTCAAACTAAACAAGACGCAGATCCAGTATTAGCATTGATTCAAAATGCACATAAAATTAAACCTGCTAGCTTAGAAATGTCTGACATTAAATGGAAGTATCTAGTTAGATCAGCCGTGCGAGGTAAAAACATCATGATGGTTGGCCCTGCAGGATGCGGTAAGACACAGGCCGCTAAAGAATTACCTATAGCAACTAATCGACCATTCTTTTATTTTAACTTGGGTGCTACGCAAGATCCTCGAGCAACTCTTATTGGTAATACACACTTCAAGCAAGGCGAAACTACCTTTGATGAGTCAGCATTTGTTAGAGCAATTCAAACAGAGAATGCAGTTATTTTGTTGGATGAGTTATCCAGAGCTCATCCTGAAGCATGGAATATTTTAATGACAGTGCTTGACGAAGGACAACGCTATTTGCGATTAGATGAAGATGTTGACTCACCAACTATACAAGTTGCAGCAAATGTATCCTTTATTGCTACAGCAAACATTGGTACGGAGTATACTTCAACACGCGTATTGGATAGAGCATTGATGGATCGTTTTGAAATTATTGAAGTTGATATATTGTCATTGTCTCAAGAAGAAGACTTATTGCAAAAGCGATACGGCAATAAAGTATCAACTAGTTTGATTCATGCAGTCGCAGATATTGCAGATGCAACCCGCAAAGAATGGAGATCAGAAGAAGGCAAACTATCAACAATGATATCAACGCGTATGACAGTTAGAGTATGCGAATTGTTAGCCGACGGATTTTCTTTGTCAGAAGCCGCTGAGGTTGCAATTATTCCTTTCTTTGATGCATCAGGCGGTGCTGACTCTGAAAGAACATTTGTTAAACAAATCATTCAGAAGCATATGGCAACTGAAATGAAAGATATATTTAATACAGGGAATGATGCTTCAAACGAAGCAATACCGTTTTAATTTTTCATAGCTCGAAGAGGGGTGGATCGCTAAACGTCTGCCTCTCTTTTTTTCTATTTCCGGTTGGATATTACTGGATAATTTCTTATAATATTTATATAAAAATAAAGATATGAAACAAGCAGGCAAAGTAGTTACAACGTACGTTCCCAAGTATGCATCTAGCTTTTGGTTAGATAGAGACTTCGATACCGATTTTAAACGAGAAGATGGTGGTGTAGATTTAACTAAGTTAGCAGCTGCTCAACGAGCTATAGGTAATTTTGTTAATATTGTTACAGGCAAACAAATTCCAGTAGTTTTTCAAAGCAATGACTCAAGTTATACAGATGGCGAGCGTGTTGTTATTGGAACTAGTCTTAAAGATAAAGACTTTGACCCCGCAGTAGGATTAGCTCTTCATGAAGGTTCGCACATATTGCTTACGGACTTTACATTGTTCAAAACAACCACAGGCTCAAATACTTCATACTTAGAAAATACGGTATTTGCCAATGCAATACGAATGAAAGGATTAGATCCGGACATGACAATGACTAGAGCACAATTTGGTTTGATAAAAGATTTATTGAATTGGATTGAAGACCGTCGCATCGATTATTATATTTATACAAATGCTCCAGGTTATCGTATGTATTATGAAGCAATGTATAACAAATACTTCAATGATAAAATTATTGACACGGCTTTAGAATGTGGTGAAAAATGTAATGAGTCAATTGATGATTACTTTTTTCATATCATCAATTTTACTAATCCAAAAAGAAAATTGGATGCATTAAAAGAGTTGAGATCTATATGGAATGTAATTGATTTGCAAAACATAAGTCGTTTACGCAATACAAATGATGCATTAGATGTAGCGTGCCAAGTATATAAATTGATTATTGGTGCAGTTAAGGAACAAGAACAACAGACGGCATCGACACAAATTACACCTAGCGAGTCTGGCAGTGAACAAGGAACTTCAATGTCAGGTGCAGGCGGGGATGCTGATGATGATATCGAAGGAGATGGCGACGGAGAAGGTGAAGGTGAAGAAGGCGATGGCGAAGATACTCAATCTAAATCATTATCCGAACGGCAACTTGAAAAATTGCAAAAAGCTTTGCAAAAGCAAAAAGATTTTCTTGCCGGTGACATGAAAAAAACTGGTAGATTATCAAAAGCACAAGCAGCTACCGTTAATGCATTACGAGAATCAGGCACCGAAGTTAGAATGGTAGATACTTCGATGGGCGGCCCAATGAATTCAATTGAATCAGTTGTTATTAAAAAATTGACTTCAAACATTATTTGCACAATGCCAAGTTTATTTAGTAATATGTCTGATGAATACATTAATGGTTCAAGAAATTATGAAGCAGATGTAATTGCAAATTCGAATAGAGTTAAACACATTCAGCGTAATGATGAAGCAGTTCAGAGAGGCATCATTTTAGGCAAACAATTAGGTCGTAAATTGCAAGTACGAGATTCGGATCGAACTCTTAAGACTACAAGATTGGCAGCCGGTAAAATTGATAGACGTTTAGTTTCTCAATTGGGTTATGATAATGTCAATGTATTTCATCGAATCGTAACGGATCGTTATAAAAATTATTTCATACATATTTCAATTGATGCATCAGGCTCGATGAGCGGAGATAAACTAAGAAATGCAATAACATCTGCAGTAGCTATAGCACAAGCAGCTTCAATGACAACGGGTATTAGAGTTCAAATATCATTGCGAGGAACAGACTGTTTATCTTCATCTAGAGAAAAGACAGTTACATTGTATGCATATGATTCTGCACATGACAAAATGTCTAAGATTAAATCAATGTTTAAGTATCTAGACGTATTTGGATGTACTCCAGAGGGCATTGCATTTAAAAGTATTGAAAAAGACATCAAGCAAGATGCAAAAGGCGATGAATGTATTTTTATAAACTATTCAGATGGCGAACCTTCTAATGTATATGGAACGCAATATTCTTATAATGGAGAAGAATATACCCGTAGAGTCATAAACGGTTTCCGAGAAATAGGAATGAATATTATTTCATATTTTATTTACCAAGGGACAATATATGCCGGAACGAAACACGCATTTCATACAATGTACGGACCAGATGCTCAATTTATTGACCCGGTGAATATGTCACAAGTATCCAGAACAGTTAATCAAAAGTTCTTGGAAATGGCTGAATAAAACAATATAATATTTATATAAAAGTTATAAGAAAGAAAGGTTATGAGTAAACAAATTGAATTCAATTCAGATGCCCGAGCTAAATTAAAGGCCGGAGTTGATGCGTTAGCTAACGCAGTTAAGACCACATTAGGTCCAAAAGGAAGAAACGTAGTTATTGGCAAAAAGTTTGGAAGTCCACACGTTACTAAAGATGGTGTTTCTGTTGCAAAAGAAATTGAATTAAGTGACCCTGTTGAAAATCTAGGAGCGCAAATGGTGAAAGAAGTTGCTTCAAAAACGGCTGATATTGCTGGAGACGGAACTACTACCGCTACAGTACTTGCTCAACAATTAGCAACGGGTGGCTTAAAAGTTGTTGCAGCAGGATCAAATCCTATAGATTTAAAACGAGGAATGGATAAAGCTGCAGTTACCGTTGTTAGTGAACTCAAAAAAATGTCACAAGAAGTAGGATCTGATAATGATAAAATCAAACAGGTGGCTACTATATCTGCAAATAATGATGAAGCAATTGGTAGTTTAATTGCTGAGGCTATGAAGGTTGTAGGTAAAGATGGTGTGATCACCGTTGAGGAAGCAAAGGGTACTGAAACTGAAATAAAGACCGTAGAAGGTATGCAGTTTAATCGTGGATTCCTTTCACCTTATTTTGTAACTAATCAAGAAAAATTAACCTGCGAAATGGATGCTCCATACGTATTGTTAATTGATGGCAAAGTATCTAGCATGAAAGAATTGCTTCCCGTATTAGAACCGGTAGTTCAAATGGGTAAAGGTCTTGTTATTATTGCAGAAGATGTTGATGGGGATGCACTAGGGACACTAGTTGTTAATCGTATACGAGGTGCACTTAAAGTTGCCGCAGTCAAAGCTCCAGGCTTCGGTGAATCTAGAAAAGCACAATTGGAAGATTTGGCAGTATTATTAGGAGCAACGGTTATTTCAGAAGAAAGAGGTTTGACACTAGCCGAATGTGATATAGATGTATTAGGTAGTTGTGAGAAAATTGAAATCAACAAAGACAAAACAACTATCATTAATGGGTATGGTGAATCAGAAGCAGTTCAACGTCGCATTGAAACTATTCGTCATGAAATTGAAGAAGCTAAATCAGATTATGATAAAGAACGTTTGCAAGAACGTTTAGCTAAATTAGCCGGCGGCGTTGCTGTATTGTATATTGGTGCACCAACTGAAACGGAAATGAAAGAAAAGAAAGACCGAGTAGATGATGCATTAGCTGCTACTAGAGCCGCAATAGAAGAAGGTATCGTGCCTGGTGGGGGAGTTGCTTTGATTAGATGTCAGCCCGCATTAGACGCATTAAAAAGCACCAATGCTGATGAAAATATTGGTATTGATTTAGTAAAGGCTTCCATTGAAGCTCCACTTCGACAGATAGTTGAGAATGCGGGTACCGAAGGTGCAGTAGTAGTATCGAATGTAAAATCAGGTACTGGCGATTTTGGATATAATGCTCATAGCGGAGCTTACGGGTCAATGTATGAAATGGGTGTTATTGATCCAACCAAAGTAACCAGAACGGCAGTAGAGAATGCAGTTTCAATTGCATCAATGATCTTGATGACGGAATGTGTAATTGTAGATGAACCTACAAAAGATGATGAACCACAAATGCCGATGATGTAATGCAAATTCAAGTACATAACAACATAGCATACAAAATACTAAGGACGCAATTCATTTCACACTTTGCTCCTAGATTAGACGAACAACCAAACATGGAGTATGTACAAATATATAGAGACTGGGTTGGGGCGGATCATGTATTGAGAAACTCAACCCACTTTCTTTTTTGCGAAACAATTCCAGATGTAGATTTTGAAATGTGTGAATAAATTAATATAATATATTATGACTGAAAAACAACTTCAATTGCTAGGATTCAAACGAGAAGACAGTTCGGATACCATTACAATTACAGATACAGAGACGGGAGAAACAACTACCGATTCATCATTTTATTATTATACTCATGATGTAGTTATTGGTTTCGGATTTATTTCGTGTGCAAGTGATGAAGTAGATGAGACAGGTCAATGGTATGTAGAATTGTTTGATACTCATCCTAATATTTGATTCACTGAGTTTGGGGAAGTACAAGCTCTTATCAATTTACTTAATTCTAGAATTGTATGATTAAAAGAAAAAAACCCGGTAAATTTAAACGTATGATGATTGGCATACGTGCATTTTGGATAGGATTTATAATATATCCTATAGCAGCATTTGTAATTGCAATTGAATCTTTATTTTCTAAGAAACGCGATGAATAGTTTAGATAGACAATACCAGGATCTTTTGTTTGAAATAATAACATGCGGTACCGTGAAAGATACACGCAATGGTAAAACCGTATCGGTATTCGGTCGGCAAATTAGACACAAGATGAAAGATGGTTTTCCTTTACTTACCACAAAGAAAATGTACTGGAAAGGAATTGTAACAGAGTTGTTATGGTTCTTGCGTGGTGATACAAACATTAAATACCTTGTTGATAATGATGTTCATATTTGGGATGGTGACGCTTATAAGAATTATGTGAGTAAACAAACAACTGAAGATGTTGGTTCAATGAATTGGTTTATTGAACAAATCAAAACAGATTTCGAATTTGCTAAGAAATGGGGTGAACTAGGTCCTGTTTATGGGAAGCAATGGAGAAAGTGGAAAGGTAAATTAGTTGATAAGTCTATAGAATTTAATGCACACACAGCTTGGATACCAGAACAAATAGACCAAATCGCAAATCTAATCAACGACCTAAAAACAAATCCAGATTCAAGACGACTAATGGTTTCAGCTTGGAATGTAGGTGAATTAGACCAAATGGTTCTTCCACCTTGTCATTACGGATTTCAAGTTTATACAAGAGAGTTGAGTTTAGAAGAGAGAAAACAAATCTTCGATGACAGAGGCTATGTTTGTGATTTATGGCCTTTTAATGGTGATTGGCACGGTGAGTATGATGGTTTTGGAATACCTCGTAGAGCAATCTCCTTAATGTGGAATCAACGTTCAGTAGATACATTCTTAGGTTTACCATTCAACATTGCTTCTTATGGATTGTTATTGGAGATAATTGCAAAAGAAGTTAATATGGTTCCTGATGAATTGATTGGTAATTTAGGTGATGTGCATTTATATCAAGACCATTTATCGCAAGCACGCGAACAAATAACAAGACAACCGTATCGATTACCTAAACTTGAAATGAACGGTCAATATTGGGTAACCGATTGTGGTTTGGATACTCATATTTTATCCATGTTGATTGAAGATTTTCAAGTTAAAGACTATGAATCACATTCAACAATTAAAGCGCCTTTACTGAACTAAAAAATGAAGAAACCAGATAACGTAGCTGATACTCCGGGTGTACTACCTTATGCTAGTAATGTTGGTGCTCCGGCAATCCAAATTGAAGATGTTGCCGGTTGGAAACAAAGTAATGCACTTAAAGTAAACAAACAATTTCAAACTAAATTTGAAGAATTAAAAGAATCATATCAAAAACTTATTGAGGAATTTAAATGGAATGATCTTGTTTATTCTGCCAAGTATAGCTTTGAGCCGATAATAGGAGAACTATACTATTTATATTATAAACATAATGGTGATATATTTCTTTCATTAATTGAACCTCAACAATGGAAGTTTGAATTCATTGGCAGTTTTAAATTAGATTCTACATATAAATGGATTAAGATAGATTAAACATGGAAGACATAAAAATAATACATTTAAAAAGCAATGCCCAACAGTTAGAAACGTGGATTGCTATGGTTAGCGGCGAAATTGTAGGACATATCTACATGGAACGAGAACGAGATCAAAAGATTAAATTCTTAGATGCTTGGGTACATGAAGAACATCGCCGGAAAGGCATCTTCAGAATGCTATGGGAAGCACGTTGGGAATATGTACAAAACAAATATCCCGGATGGTTAGCGTATGCATGGTGCAAACCTGCATCATTACCACTGCTTCTAGAAAAAGGATTTGATGCTGGCGAAACGTGCACGTATGTTGAAAAACTAATTTAAAAAAGTTTAACGGCCCGGTTGGATTGTATCGATATTTTTTATATATTAAGGATATAAATAAAAAGAGATGACAGTAGAACATTTAATAAACGAAACTTATCAGGTAATAGATGAAGCAACGGCTCTAGTAGTATATCAAGGTACGCAGGAAGATTGCCAATTGGTTATGTATGCCGAAGAAGAAGCTCGATTGCGAGAAGAGTTTATTCTAATGATGAGTTAAATACATGTTCCGTTAGTGAAGTGGTAAACACGTCGCTCTTTCTAAGCGAAGGCACGAGTTCAAATCTCGTACGGAATACAAAAACGCTTTAAATAGGACGAAGCGCAAGTCCAGAGCAGGGTGCGGGTCCTGCAACATGGTCGGGTGGCGGAATTAGTAGACGCTATTAGTTGTGTAAGGGGAGACATGAAGTGGAATTCATGCCGCCCACCAGGTAACCACGCCAGACAAGCAACTATACCATCACAGGTTCGAACCCTGTCCTGACTACGCAAAAAACACAGAATGGAGTTTCCTTACCTCAGAGGAGATGGGTTTTACAAGTTCAGATATTTATATTAGTATCTACCACGCTTCTGGATTGTGGTGACCACGGTCGAGCGTACCAGGGTAGATCTTTTGCCCCCTGTGGTGAGATAACCATAGGCCCAGTGCCATCGGGCTTACCGTAAGATCAGCTCACTTGTATGGCCTTCTTGGTGCCGGGAAATGGAACCTGCTTCAGATGGTGATGGACGCATCCTCGCTGAACAATCCTATAACCAGTATCGCCCCTTAGTAAGACTGTCTGATCAACGGAAACTGCTAAGGGTTTTTTACTGGTTGGATAATTGAAATAATTTATATATCATATATTATGAAGCTTGTATTAACATTTATATCAGATACGCATACAAAACATCGTTATTGTGAAAAGGATTTACCAGGTGGTGATATTCTTATTCACGCCGGAGACTTTATGAATTCGGGCCGATATGAGTATGAAGCTACAGATTTCTTAGATTGGTTTGAAGGAATAAATAACTACAAGAACAAAATATTCATTGCAGGTAATCATGATCGTTTGTTTGAACATGATGCCGATTGGAGAAAAATGATTCTGGATGAATATAAAACAATAGACTATCTGCAAGACGAAGATTGGGTTGATTACAATGATGGACCTAACGGAGAATATCCGGAAGACAATATTCGTATTTATGGTTCGCCATGGCAGCCGGAATTTTACAATTGGGCATTTAATTTACCCCGTAATGGTGAAGCCATGAAAGCTCGTTGGGATGCAATACCTGATAACACTGACATCTTAATCACCCATGGGCCTGCATTTGGATATTTGGATATTCCAGGAGGACAAAGTGTGCGAGTAGGTTGTGAAATGTTAAGACATCGCATTGATGCATTTAAACCAAAGATGCATGTATTTGGACATATTCATGGCAGTGCTGGATATTATTTTAATGGACATACACACTTTATTAATGCTAGTATCCTTAATGAAGGCTATGTTTATGCAAATCAACCCTTGACTGTAGAATGGGATAACATAACAAACGAAATAAAATGGTTGTAATATGGCAAAGCGTTTAACAAGAGAACAAAAAGAAAAACAAATGGTTGTTGATATGATCAATAAAATGTTTGAAATTGCAGGACATGAAGTTACATTCGAAGATGTAAAGGATCGTAAGGATGCTTGGTATTCGGATTGGACAATGACCGAAGCTCAATATGATGAATGGAAAGCTTGGGGCAAGAAGTACCTACAAACTAAACTAAGAATGTATGCTAAAATGGCAGAGCGACAAATGGAAATGATTGGACTAATGTGGGGCTTAAAATTTTCAGATTTAAAATGGACAACAAATGAGTAAACTAAAACAAACTAAACTGCCCGTACAGCTAGAAGATTTAGCTGAACTATTGACACAAGGTAAACCAAATTGGAAACTTGTTAGAGAACGAGATGGTTTAACTAAACAATCAGAAGATGTAATGTGGGTGGAATGGAATGAAGAAGGACGATTCAAAGAAAAACACTCAGAACCTGCCGTTGGTAGATCTTTGTTAATGTCACCTTTCAGTGAATTCTTTGCTTGGCAAACAACAAGTGTAACTGAGATTACGGAGCAAAGAGAAGATTACATTAAATTCAAAACAAAAAATAGTAACTACGAGTTATTTAAATTAAGCAATGAACAAGATACCAATCCATGATCCATATACCGGAGAATTGAATCCTTACTATGAGGAATTAACCGGTAAGACAAATCCGTTAGCTGTTAAGAATACAACTCCTACTACGTTTGACCTTAATCAGTTAGTTGGGAAGAAATTTAGATACATTAGCGAATATGGTTTATCTGAATGGTCGGATACAGTTACGGCAATTATTCCCTTGCAAGGAATACATACTAATTATTTTAAATCAAATTTGATTCCTAAAATTGATATAGACGAAGTTCAAGACCCATATAAAATCCTAGGTTTCTCGTATGAATTACAAGTAGTAGCATCTGAAACAGGACATCATTATGAATTCAACAAATGCATTTTTTTAAACAATGATTGATAAAATTAGATTGTGGTGGAAGTTTGATGGACGATACATGCACAAAGAGTTTGCTCGAGGAGTAAAGAACTTATGGAGATGGTTCCCAGTAATATGGAAAGACCGAGATTGGGATCAGGTATACATTTACACAATGTTAGCTAAGAAACTAGAGTTTCAAGCAAAGTATATCGGCGATAGAGGATTTCATACGGAAGCAAAGCGAGATGCCGAAAGGATGCAACTTGTAGTTAAATTAATCGAGATGCAACGAGATGAATTCTATACTTTAGAACGTATGAACTATGAAACGTCTGAACATAGGTTTGAACCAGTAGCTGATAATCCGGGATATAAAGAATGGAAACATGAAACTATTTCGGAACGGTATGATGAATACTTTGCAAAGTATCCTAGACAATACAAAAAAGTACTTAACGGAGAAGGCATATTTGCACATTACCGAGAACCAGGATATGTAGTTGATCCAACTGATAAACATAGAATTGCATTGGAAATTGCACATATGAATCAGGACCGATGCAAAACGTTACTATTTAAAATTATGAATGATCACATTGAAAGATGGTGGGATTAGGATTTTATAATTAATTTACTTATAATAAAAGAAAATGAAAAACTTTAGCTATTTAAAAACATTTTTCTCTCCTTTCAAACGACCTAAATTGCAATTTTATTTAGGTAAAACAGCTGTAGGTGTTCCTTACTTTTATCCACGCAGATGGGTTAAAGCAACTCCAAAAATGGCTCACGAAGAAGCATTGCGTAAAATAAAAAAGATAAAAGAATTTAATGAGCGCAACAAAGAATACGGACATACGCAACGAGTACCTAAATATGCAGAAGTATATGAACAAGTAAAACATTACCACTTTCCAGTAGACAAACGCATCGGATTTGATTTTGTATCATTAGGTTGGAAAACAAAATGGTCGGCAACGGATGTTCGATTTGAATGGGCACCGCGGTGGTCATTTGTATGCTTTGGATATCAATTTGCTGTTACATTTGTTGCGCCAGAACAAGATCATTATTGGGAGTGTTGGTTGTATTATGAATTGCACACTGATAAACGCAAATCTAAACGAGAACGCATTGCACAATGTCGCAAAGAGTTTTCATGCACGTGGACATCACATAAAGCTGGCGTTGAAACAAAAACGGATTATTACGAAAAGATATTAAGAAAAAAATATTTAAAATGAAAAAGTTATTATTATTGTTGCTACCATTAGCAGTAGCATGTAAATCAAAAGCAACTTGCGATGCATATTCAGTTTATCGTATCCCATTCAATGATTCTATTATAGTATCACAATGGCACGAACATGTAGAATTCGACAATAAACGACACTGTATATATGTTCCTAAAGAAATTGTATACATCAAGGATACTGTTGAATTTAGAATACCAATTGAAAGAGAACATCACAAATTAAAATAAAACACACAAAACAAAAAGAAAGGTAAAATTATGGAAGTAACAGCGTATGTTTTAGGTATGCTTACGATTGTAACAGTTGCATTTGTAGCCGTTATCGTTGTAGGTTTGCTTAGGATTTTGAAACTAACAAACAGAGTAAATAATCTTGAAATGAGATTAGATCGTGAAGTAGAACATGTTTATCATCGCATAGAGAATGAGCATACTGAGGTATGGAGACAATTCGAAAATGCAGGACGAGACGTAACAATGGTTGAAAGAACCATTATGAATCAGATTGATAAGACTAGAAAAGAAATGGATCAGGCTATTGATCAATTGAATCGTATTGACGGTGAGTTAAACGAAAATGCAAGACGATATACGGATTCTCGAATCGACAAACTTATCGATACCTATTTTGATATGGTAGGTTCTAAAAAAATAATCAAAGGATAAAAAAATCATAGTTTTGTGTGTTTAGGGCTTGGATTCCAGGCCCTTTTTTACTATATTATAGAAAATAAAGAGTTATGAAAAAAAGAAGTTTAAAGTTATTAGTATTACGATCGATGCGTCGTGTAGGATTACTATGTAAAAAACCTGCATCGTTAAAACCTATGCGTATTGTGCGTACGGTATATCCAGATGGATATTCAAATGATTTGGATTCTGAAGTACATGTATTTATTCAGAACAAGAAAGCTGCGTTTAAAAACTGTATGTTTGATGAAAACAGTCATAGTTGCGTTTGTGGAAAGCGTTCATTAGATCAATTTGCTAGAGAAGGTTGTGGAATTAAAAATACAAAATCATATAGTTATGGGAAATAATCGTAGTATAGAAAAAGTAATTTACGCAAGTTTAATCATAGTATCAATACTATTGATTGGCGACATATTGTCCTTGTTATTTGCATCGCAATTGCATGTTGGATACAAAATAACCGGAGGCATCATTTTTATGTTATACGCACTAGTATGCGGCGGTACGCTAAGTAAAATTTTAACTTTAAAAAAATAAAATGACAGAAGAACAATTTCAAAAGTTTATGCAAGTAAATGGCATTGACTCTGCAGACGAAGCAGTACAAAAAATGTTAGAACAACTTCAACAAACAATTGATCCTAGAGAATTCATGACACCGTCAATGCGGGAGATTGCAGAACTTTCAATGGAACAATTGACTATTGAGTACGAACAAGTACAACAAAAGAATAGTGATCGTAGTTCAGCACAAAGAAAATTTATTACTCAAAGATTTGAATATGAACAAAATGCAGCTAGGCAAACAGCCGTTGAACAAGATTCTCCCGATGCTTAAGCCAATTGCTCAAGCACACGGACTTAGATTATATGTAGCTCGAGAATTCAAGATGGCTCGTTTACTTTTTGCAAATCAATACATTAACGGATTATGAAAGCAGAATATTGGGCAATGCTCGCCGGATCAATTGTTGGTAGCGTATTAGGCATATACATTGGTACTAAAATGATAAAAAAATCTGAATCGTGTCAAGAGTTAAAACGTGAGAATAAAATGTTACGCGAAGTTATTTTAGAACAACAACGAATGTATTATAGTAGATGAGTGCAGTGAATAGACCTAATATGAATTTTGATAATGAGCATAAAGTACATGTGCCATATTCTAAGATCATGGCGGGCGAATTGAAATCGGCTTATGAACGTTTTAGAAAACCTAAAAGCGGCAAAGCGGCTCCTAGAAAGACAAAGGTTACAAAGAATACAGAGTCTGTTGCTGATGCAACAATATTTAAAAAATGGTTTGATTAAATAATAACATGATGGAAGATAGAATTCAAGTTAATGGCGTTTGGTATGTTAAAGAAACAACAAAGCCTATATCCGACATAGTAAGCATGATAGACATTGATGAATTTGATGTAACACGAAGTCTGCATCGCATATGGGAAGATTCGGAATATGCGTTTGAAGCAAAAATATTGTTAGCTCCAGATGGCATAGCATTAGAAGATACGTGGGGTGATTGTTGGTTAATAATTACCGAAAAGGTTGGCGACACAAATGATAGTTGGATTGAACATAGCATAGACAATCCAACATGGATGCTAGGAGTATATGAAGGCGATGATTTAAGTATGCGAGAAGCCAAAAAAATGATGACACCGAATGGCATTGCTAAATTTCGAGGCTTCTTACATTTATTGATTAAACAAGGTTGGTTAAAAAAATAATATGGCAAAACCAATATTCATAATACGTATTCCAGTATCAGCATTAGAAACAATGGGTAGCGATAAGTTAACGGAAATAACTAAAGGCTTGCAAACGCAACTAGATGATTACCATGTATTGTCAATGATTGATAATCATGTTGAGACTGCTAGCTTTCAATGTTTTAATGCAGATACAGTACCAGAGATTGAATTAGATGCATTAAAAGAAATGTGTATGAATACTTTAAATGATATTAAATAATGGAAGATTGGACATTAAATTGGACGGGTTGGGTCCTTCGCAATACTCACGCTGAAGTTGAAGGTTTAACCTACGAAAAAGACTTTGTAGAATGGATACTAGTGATGTTTGAATTATGGAAGAATAATTCGGATTATGGTTGGAAATATCAAGAACAACAAAAACAAGGAAAACAATGACAGCAGAACAGTTTGCATATTGGCTACAAGGATTCATGGAAATGGCTGATCCAAAAGAATTAAACACAACACAAACTCAACAAATCAAAGATCATTTGAAATTGGTATTTGATAAGAAGACTCCGGAAGTATCGTTGCCATCAATTCAACACACAGAACCATTTAGAATCACTCCTTATACAAGTACTTGTGATGACAATAATAATTTGCCAGATCCAATGACTACTCCGGTTTGTAGTGGAACTACAATAACTTCGACATTTGGACCAACTGAATTACCAAATGGATTCGATATTCAAAACATAGTAAACAACATGAACGGTTATAAAGATAAAAACGAATACAAAAAGACACAGTTTCCTAGAATAAAATGTTAAGATATGAGTAAAGAAACTATAGTATATCAAGGAGATGCACAATGGCATCGTCCTGCCTATTTAAAACTAGTAGGAGATCAAGTTGTCTTTGATTGTTCCGATGGCGAGTATGGACCTATAGAGTTTGATATAAAAACGTTAAAAGAAGCTTTATTCTATCATGATGTATCCGATGCATCGGATTGGGGAAGTGATGATGAATTGGATTGGGACGTAACATTGCTAGACGGATTAGATGACGAATAGGTTGGATTGTAATGCATTATTTCTTATATTATAGTATAAAATAAGAGTATGCATCAACATGTAATTCATAGCAAACAACAAGTTAGATCAATGCGAAGAGGTGAGTCTTTATTTCCTCCTATCATTGTTAATTTTATTACAGGTCGAACTATGATATTTCATGATGCTGAAGGAGGTAGCATACGAGTAGCAGAAGATGTTACGGCAGAAGATGCAAATGCTATATGGATTAGGCGGCAATTTAAACAACGCGTCTTTAACGGAGATGCACAATATCAAATTGCAAGTTCGTCAGGATCTACATATACCGTGACATTGCAAAATGCTAGATGGTCATGTACATGTGCCGGGTTTGGCTTTAGAAAACGTTGCCGTCATTTAGAACAAGCAAAACAACAACACAAATGAGAATAAGAATCAATCAAATTGAATGCCGTTTCAGTCAAGGTCGTTATGAAATCATTAAATGGTATCCTAACGGTTATTACGGCAAAGAGCAAGAATACGTTGACAATGGTTGGGAATTAAGCGGAGGCTTCTATCGAAATGACAATGTTAGTATACATGAAAATTGTTTTGTGAATCCAGAGTCTTGCTATACCGTTGCCACACTGCATTATGATGATGGAGAAGGTTGCTGTGATATGCATACCGTAGGGCCGAGACTATTGCAATTAAGTAAATCAGAGCGTGCTGATTTCTTTGCAGTATATGAATATGCAGAGGATAGAATCCGAGAAAAAGAATTAGATAAACAAGAAGAAGTAGAATATTAAATTTATATACATGTTTTTATTATCATTAATATTGGCATCACAAGTCAATTGTGCATCTATACCAAAAGACACGTTATCATTAAAAAATATCAACGATAATAGTATTATCCGTAATGGCATCGAATACAATGTATTGTTTGATAACATGGTTGGACATATCAATATGTCTGCAGATTTTCGTGATATGAATAAGCATAATAATTGGAATTACGCAGAATATTTTGATATAGATTTTTCTATAGCACGGCCATTGCTTATAACTGAATCGATATCTAAGCGTGTTAAACAATATAAATCAACTATTAATACTCAATTGAAATCTAATTATCGATACCGTTTATTCTTTAAAAGAATTACAGATCCCGCTGCGGCAATGTTTGGTGATGGTATTGATGCAGGAAAAATCAAATTAAATTCAATTTTAATAACATGTATACATGATAATGAAACATTATTTATTTTTCAATCTCATGATAATATGTGGTATTATTTTACAATTTTAAATTAAAAAACATATGGATACGGGTAAAAAAATCAATACAATTATTTTGATAGCAATTGCAATAGCATTAGCATATCAAACATATGAGCTTTATCAATTATCAAAAATGATTGATCAGTGTGCAGTAAATCGATAACCTTTAAATCAGAATAAGATGAAGAAAACAACAAAATTATTTATAGCCTTTATTTTAGCTTGTGTAAGTGCATTATTAATGCCAATTTTTACTCAGTGGTATGAACAAGAAACAGGTACATTTCCTATTGCTTTTGTTTGTGTATATTCTTTTGGAGGAGTAATGTCTATTATGGCAATAGCAATTGGAGATATGGATATGTAATAATTAACATTTAAATCAGAATAAGATGAATAATATCAAATATTTATTTTTAGTGCTACCGATTCTTACTTTTTGCAAGTACAATGACGGCAGAAAAGAAATAACTTTTGGGTGGCTTACAAAAACATGGACTTTAAAATTTTAACCTTTAAATCAGAATAAGATGAGTAAACAAATTAGTGCCGTAGAATGGTATGAAAACAGAATTTTTATTCTGCAAATTCAATTAGAAAAGAAAGAAATTTCTCTTGGTGAATATTCAGTAACAAGAGTAGAATTGTTCAAACAAGCCAAAGCAATGGAGAATGAAAGAGTTACAGAAGCATATCGTATTGGCAGAATAGGTAAGTCAATCAAAGAATTTAACGAAACCTTTAAATCAGAATAGAATGAAAACAGCAGTAGAATGGTTGCAGGATACTTGGTTAAATTATCCTGACTTATGTAGTTATGATAAAATACAAGAATGGTTTAAACAAGCCAAAGAAATGGAGAAAGAGCAGTCTCTTGAGGATTACTCTGTTGGGTATAGTAATGGGCAGGTAGATTCAAATAGAACAGCAAATCAATATTACAACGAAACCTACAAAAACACGGAACTATGAAACAAACAGCAGTAGAATGGTTGATTTATGAACACTTTGGAGGTATAGAGAATTGTACTCCAGATTTTAGATTTCATATTGAAAAAGCCAAAGAAATGGAGAAAAACAATATTGATAATAAAGTAATTCATTTTGCAGAATGGTTAACTAAAAAACATACATCTACATTAATTACTTTGTATGAACATTTTGAAGAAGAATACTACAATGAAACCTTTAAATCAGAATAACATACCTTTCTGGTAAACATCATATTTATTTATATGATACGTCTTAAAGATTTATTGACAGAACAGTCTTGGATTGAGATTGCTAGTCAAGTTGGAGAAGAAGCTTGGGGGCCAACTTATGATTTTGATAATTTTGCAAATCAAGTAGCCAGAAAAAAACCAAGTGAACGTGCTGCAGAAACACTTCAGCAAGTAAAAAAGAATATTCCAGATTTTGGTGCTTTTTAAAAAGTAAAGGATTTTCAACAAGCAATGTTCAATCTACCGAAGCAGATTGGGAAACTGCTAGCTCCGGTATCCATCAATTAAAATTAGGCTTAGGTAGAACGGGTATTGATCTTTATAAAATAATAATTCAACATCCGGGTGAACTTAATCAGGCAGGTACCTTTAAGATTTGGTGTTATCATAAAAATCTCAAAGCGTTATCTTCAAAGATTCGCAGTTATTTTAATAACAATGACTTTAAAGTAAATTCAGACGGCACATGTACATTTATTATACGACATGATGATTTAGCATATATCTATAAAGAAACAAAAACAAAATTAGCTGCAGTAATTTCATTGTTACAAACAACAAGATAATTCAATTACAAGGAAGTCTATATGGCTTCCTTTTTTACTGACCGCAAACTAACAAGTAGCCGTAGCAATGTAATGTTTACGGATACTGAAGACAAATATATAGAAGAAGACAGCATATACAAACACATAAAGTAATAAGTATAGTATAAGTAATAATGCATACGCACATGTAAGTAATAAGCATACATAACGTATGAATCCCGTACCCAGGTTACTAGGTGGTGTATTTTTAGTTGAGAGTCTAGTATCTTCCCCACCCCGAGCGATTTTTAGTCCGAATCTTGATAAAAGTGCTAGACGTATTTTTAGATGAAAATGCATTTTTAGTGTCTAGTAGCATTCAGCAAGACAGGTTAGATATCTCCCTGCCGGTCCTACGCGTTTCTACGGGGCATAGTCTCTATATTACGGGTCTAATGGATTCAAACCCTTAAAACGGCCTCGATGTTCTTAAACGAACTGTATGGCGCGGGAGAGGGTAACGGCTATTTTTAGGCGAAGTGGCCTTATTTTTAGATGAAGTGGATGTTATTTTTAGAGCAATACCTGATTCTATTTTTAGACGAAGTGGATTCTATTTTTAGTCTCTATATATAGTATATTTGCTTTTAGATGCGATCTCACGTATATAGAGAGTAACCTGGTATCGCGTATATAGTGCACGTAGTGCTGATCATGTTCAGATCACTAGCTATTGAGCGTCCTATTTTTAGAGCAATATCCGTACATTTTTAGATGATCTTCCCCATCCCGGGTTATTTTTAGACGAAATTCAGGCTATTTTTAGAAAAAACAGCCTTTTATTTTTAGACGAAGTGGTTGTATTTTTAGTCCTATTTTTAGTCCAGGCCTCGTTTTTAGCCCCATTAGAACGGTTTTAGTTCAGATCACTAGCTATACAGAGTAAACGTTTTTGCACGTTTGGTTGGATATGTGCGCGCGTTATCATATAATATAAGTGTAATTAAGAAGATGATATGGCAATTGTAATATTAATAGCAGTAGTGTTAGGGATCGGTGCTTACATGGATTGGCGCTTTAACCGAGACGATTGGAATAATTAACGACGGGGTCCGGGATTGATGTGCTCGCAAGACACAC